ATCATCTGTAACTGAAACTTGTTCAGTTCAATTTACTGCTGGAACACAAACGATTGGATCAACTTTGCGTATCACGGTTACAACACCTATTGTGATTATTAACCAAAATACAAGTGAAGTGGAACCTGTTAGTTCTGGTATTATTGTCATTAAAGGTGGCACTATCACTCACAATGTAGATGACAGTATCACAATCGTCAATGGTACAATTACTTTACCTAATGGTGATATTTTAAATGGCACATTATACAAGATTTGCGAATTAGGATCAAATTTAGTAGAATATGATTGTGAAGGTATTAACGGTACTGGTTATACTTTAGTTACTGGTACAACAGTTGTTAACGTTCCTGTGTTCCAATCTGGTTCCACCACTACTGAAATCCAAGTGCCATCTGGTATAGTGACCCTTCAATTTTCAGGTTCAACTACTGACTTAACTGCTACTGCTTTAACAGAATATGAAAATAAAATTGTTTGCGGCTTGCGTAGTGTTGCATCTTACAACGGAAATGAAGAATTAACGTTTAGAGTAAAAAACACTAATTTGTTAATAGAGCCTTTGGTTTCAGGACAAGTAATTTTACCTTACGATGATTTTCGTTTAACTGGAACTGACACAAATGGCGTCGAGTTTACTTATATTGTATCTTTAGATAAACGCAAATCTAACTATATTAATAAGGTGTTTGGTGCCCGTCCAAATTGTTGCGATAGCAATTCGCCATTGTATATTTCTGAATTGTATCAGACAATGTTTGACAATTTGGTGGCTCAGAATAAAATTTACTGCATCAAACCAACTATTTGCCATAATACTTCCTTGTGGAATTACAAACAACAATATCAGGGCGCTGAAACCCCATATTTGGTTTCAGAATTACGTGGTAATAAAGTTGTACGATTATTCAAATTCTTAACGCTTGGTGACGGCGAAAGTGCAAATCGTTATATTAAAGTTAGTATCACCAATATTCGCCCAGATCGCAGATTATTTGATGTTTTGGTGAGAAGTTATTATGATACTGATAAGAACCCAGTTATATTGGAACAGTTTGCTAACTGTTCTCTGGATGTTCAAAGTAATAATTACGTCGCACGATTAATCGGTGGAACTTCTGTAAATGATGTTTACCCTCAAGTGTCAATGTACATGAGTGTTGCAATTGATGCGACTTGTGTTTATGACGCATTTCCAAGCGGATTTGAAGGTTATCCTGTTGTTGATTATGGTGAATGTGCAACTGCACCTATGATTCAATACAAAACAAAATATGATTCTACTGATCGTGTTCGTTATGAATTTTTAGGTTTAAACAGTAATGATGGTTTTGACCAAGACTTATTTGATTATCATGGTCAGCCTGCTGTTAATACTTTGGTATTCAGCGGAACTACAAATGGTTTTCACTTGGATAAAGATGCATCTGCTTGTGTAGTGGATGGTGTTGGAACATTATCATTCGAAGTGGGTGAAAACGAGTTCCGTAACGACGCTGACTTAGAGGGTACTTCATACGCAAAACTAAATTCTCGTAAATTTACTGTTGCGTTTTATGGTGGTTTTGACGGGTGGGATATTCACCGTTTAAACACTGGAAATCGCAGTGTTGGCGACCAATATTCTGTAAAAGGCACTAATGGCATTTTAGGTTTGGCTTCAAGTGCTTTTGATACTTATGTATTGGAAGATTTCGACGGCGAATTTGCAACAGTAATTAATTCTGATTACTATGCTTATTTAAAAGGTATTCGTGCAATTGCTAATCCAGAAGCAGTTAAATATAATTTGGTTGTTACGCCCAATATTAACACGTTTGAAAATTCGGACTTAGTGGAAGAAATGATCGAAATGTTAGAAGAAGTTCGTTGCGACGCTTTTTATATTGTTGATACTCCTACCAGAGATGCAGACGGAATCCCTTACAGTGCAGCATTTGTTGCTGATCGTTTAGATGGTTTATTTTCTACTTCCTTTGCAGCAACTTATGTTTATGACGGTATTTTCAATGATACTGAAAATAATACTTATGTTTATGTTCCAGCGAGTGTGGATTTACCAAGAATTTATGCAATAAATGACCGCATAGGAAAAGTATGGTTTGCACCTGCAAATAAAACTCGTGGTAGTAGCGCATTTGTTAATGTTGTTAAAAATCCGACTCAAAATGAAAGAGATGTGTTATATGAAGGTCGTATTAACAGTATGTGGCGCGATGGTGGCATAGTTACTTCTTGGGGTAATAAAACCCTACAAGCAGAAGAAACTGTTTTAGATCGTATAAATGTAAGACGTTTAATGATTTATATTCGACAATTGCTTTCTGATGTATCTGTTACATTATTGTTTGAGCAAAATGATGATACAATTCGCCGTCAATTCGAAAGTTTAGTTAACCCTATTCTTGCAGATATTCGTAGAGAACGTGGTATTATTAACTTCCGAATAGAATTAGATAAGAGTGCGAGAGCATTTGAAACTAATCAATTGAATGGTAAAATATTTATTCAACCTACTTTGGCATTAGAACAAATCAATATTGGGTTTACTTTAACCAACAGTAGTGCGTTTTTTGACAATGTTTAAAACTGTTTCGTTTTTGATAAAAGAGGAAATTTTTCGGCAGTTACTTGCTGAAGAATTTTCTCTTTTATCTGAAGCAGCACCTACTACTTTACCTGAAATTCATAAATGGTTTCATAGTCTCGATAAAGGTAAAAAAAGGAGATTGGTGAGAGAAGTTAACACTATTTTATTATACAATTTATCTAAAGACAAGTTGTATTTGAAGTTTGTGATGAAAAATTACGTTCAAGATGAAAATTTGGCTTTAAATTTATTATTGTATGTGAGTGGCGAATATTCTTTAATGGAAAGTTTTTTTAAACCTTATGTCGCCAAAATGTACGGCACTTACATTACCAGATTTTATTTAAACCCAAAGGGTTTTTTTGGACGTAAGGCAATTATTACTGGAAATCAGGAATTGGACAATATAATTTTAAATGCTATACAAACTGAGTTTGAAAGTGAATTAGGTTCAAATACCAATAAAAATTTACCTTCACAGTATGAAAATATATTATCGGATTTAGAAATACAAATTCAGGATGTTATTGATACAAATGAAAAACAACTAAAAGACAGATTGAACGAAAGTTTTCTTGATCCGCATAAAGTTGAAAAGCTATTAAGTTCTATTCAACACATATTTTATTTGAATCAAGCAACAATAAAAACCATGCGAACAATTTTGAAAAGTATGAATGTTGAAGATATGAAAAGAATTGCTTCTGGGGGTCAATCCAACACCTCTAATATTTTAGCGTTAGGTGTTATGCGTAGAGCGGCTGAATTATTATATCAGGTAAAATTAACTGATCCGATAATGGACAAAATGTTAGGATTATTGGCATATAGATTGATTTCTCAAAACAGTAAATATCACGGTAAACTAAAACCAAGTATCGCCAGATTTATTACAAAAAAAATGGCGCAAGTAAAAAAACCAACTAATACCTTTTCTAAAATGCAAGCAAATAGGGCAGATTATGCGGGGGGCTAAGTTTTCCAAATAAATTTAAAATTCCCACAATCATAGATTTTATAATATCCATTTTTAGCCATAATTTCTGATTCAGATTTTTTTGGGTTTTCACCATTTTTGATTAAAATATCTTTTCTATATTTGAATCTGTTTTCTCTTTTTTGAGTATTTTTAGAGTTTAAATAAAAATAATTTGGTGTGGTTTCTCCCACAAAAGTAAACCCTAAGTGCTTATAAAAAGCACCGTTAAAAAATCTTCTATTTGCATAGGTGACAATTTCTACTGGTGAAATTGTTTTAACAAAATGTGAAAATAATTTTGACCCACCGCCAACAACAGATGTATTGAGTTTATTACAATATCTGATTAATTCGTATTTATTTTGCTGGCTTTTTTGATTCATTATTTTGCGTTGTTTCCCGAAGCCGATGACAGCAAATAATTCGCCGTCCAATTCTAAACCATAATTTATATCGCAATAATAGCCGCCTAATATGTGATTTTCCTCATAAAAATTAAATGCTTTTGACTTAGTTAAATCTACAACTTTGCATTTTCTGGCATAAATTTTTTTTGATTTTTTTGCAATATTATTATAGAGTATTGATTTCACAATCTCTTTTTTTTGCAACCATTCATCTTCAAAAATATGAATTAATTGAATATTGTTGTCTTCACACATTTTAGTTTTTGTTATGTGGTATCTTTTACCTACTTTTTCTTCTCGGTGCCAATACAGCCCATTGTACTCTATTGCAATATTTAATTCAGGGATATAAATATCCAATTCGAATGGTGCAATTGCGCTTTTGTTTTTTGAAATTACAGTATTATTGGTGATTGATTTAACATATTCCAATATTTCATGTTCTGCTTGTGAAATTGAATTAGAAATAGGGACACATTTAGTACAAACGTTAATGTTGTTTAAGTATCTGAATCGAAATAGACTTCGTTCCATCTCACAAACATTTTGTTCCTCGCATCCACAACGATATGTTAAATTATTTCCAATGTGGTTAATAAAATCTATGTCTGAATATTTTGTTTTAAATTTATCTCTAATTTTACCGTAGTTTTTTTGTATTTTTTGTATGCGATTTTTTGCCTTTATTCTATTCTCTGGTGTTTGCGATATGTATTCAACATTATGTTTTTGTAATAGTGTTATTTTACTTTTTTCTTTAATTTCATTCGATTGAAAAACATTAGACACCCCGTATTTTTTAAGTATGGTATTATTTATTTTTTCTTTAATTTGTGGAGAAGTAAATGTATGCTTTGAACCGTATTTTTTTTCCAGTGTTTTTTGCTTTTTTAATGCGACGTTTTCATTATTAGCTGAACATTTTTTGGAACAATATTCTAAATACCCATAATTGAATGATTCAAAATGAACATATTGTTCCTTGCAAGTTTTACATTTATTTGGTTCAGTTTGACCATGTAAAAACAAGAAAAGGCTTTCTTGGAAAGAAATTTTATTAAGAGCATATTTATTAATGAAATCTTTAATTTGGGTATATTCGGTTGGGAATTTTTTTTGCAAAAATTTCTCTTGAACTTTGGCTCCATTTTTAGATTTCAGAAAATTGTATGTAAATTGTCCCATGCTTTTTTTACACAAATATAAAAATAAATAATTTTAAAATCAAAAAATATGGCAGATTTATTGCTCCAATCGCCTCTTAAAGCGGAACCAAAAAAACAAAATAGATGGTTATTGCGTTTCCCTACTGATGTGGGTATTCAAACATGGGCTTGCAAGTCTGTTGCAGCACCAAAAATGAATATAACCAAAAACGAGATGAAGTTTTTAAATACTTCAACATACGTTAACGGTTCTTATACTTGGCAGCAGATGGCAATTACTGTTCGTGATTTTATCGCACCATCCACTTCCCAAGGCTTAATTGAATGGGTTCGTTTACACGCAGAATCCGTTACTGGTCGTATGGGTTATAATGTTGGATCATCCAAATCTTTAACATTAGAGTTGCTTGATCCAACTGGTGTAAAGATTTCAGAATGGTTATGCCAAAACTGTATTTTGGTTGAAGATATTGATTTTGGAGGTTCATTGGATTACGCAAATGATGATGTATTAGAATTATCATTTACGATTCAACCACAATATTGTATTTTATTATACTAAAAATGGTAAAAAAAATATTAATAAAGGAGTCTTTGTTAGTAAAATTGGGGGGTTAAAACTGCTGCTAAAACTTTGAATTTTACTTCTGATGATAGAACATCAGAATTGAAACAAGATATGTTTTAAATGAAAAAAAGGGGAGCGTGGACAATCCATCTCCCCTTTTTTATTGAAAAAACAATAACAGACGCAAAGGCATTAACATCGTTAATGATTATCCTTTTTTCCTCATTTCTTTAAAGCCCAGAGGCGTCACTGTCAACAGGCATATCCTTTGTCGGTTTAGTTGTCCAACGCCTATTATTGTGTAATTAATGGATTAAAGGCATTGTTGAATATCTGGCAACATATCTTGAAAGGTTCTTCCATTGCAGGGAATACCTTCAGCAGAAATTTTCCATTCACCATTATGGCGATACACGCGGGCCATAATTTTACCTGTGTGATTACCTTTTTCAGCCAAATTGAAACGGCAATATTCTTCTTTGGTGGTAGTGTCAAATAAGCGGCAGAAACAATCTTTAACCTCATTAAAGGTTTGGCCGCGATACGAATTTATAGTAAACACCAAAGTTTTAATGTTGGCTGGAACTTTGTCAAGTTTTACAACAATGGTTTCGTCGTCACCTGCGCCTTCGCCAGTAAGATTATCTCCACTGTGAACAATGCTGCCATCAGAAGACTTTAGTTTACGAAACCAAACGTTATCTACCAGATTGTTGTTATCATCAAACATTAGGCAGCTGGCATCCAAATCAATGTCTTTGGTGCCACCAAAACCAAGAAAGCCAGTTGAAGCAGGTTCCCAACCAAGGCCCATTGTTACATTAGTCAAAGCGGAACCGTTGTCTTTTTTTAGGTTCAACTTTTGACCTTTTATTAAATTAAGAGTAGGCATAGTATTTTTGTTTTTAGTTTGTGGACGGCGAAATTAATCCGCCGTCCACTTAATTTTGTTTACAGTAAAGTAAGGCCGTGATTAGCATCACCGTTAAAGCCCTGAGTTGTTGTTTTAAATTTCCAGTCGGCACCGTCACGTACCAATTCGGCAACAATTAGATTTTGGAATACGCTATAATCTTCAGATAAGTCGTAGTTATAAAGCGGCGTAGCGTTACCGTTTTGATAAATACGAAGGCCAGCGTCTTTAACCCCACCAAAATTTTGGGTTGGTTCGGCGTTGAAAATACACGCCATAAAAACTAATCTGTTTACTTCTGCTGGAAGTTGATTGAGTTTAATGAGTATTGTTTCGTCATCACCTTCGCCTTGTCCATCGCGATTGTCTCCGCTATGGACAATTGCGCCGTTAAAAGCGGTTAGGTTGTCGAAATAACAAAACCAATTTGCATCTGGCGTGACATTTTGGGCATTCAATCCGATGCAAAGAACATCAAGATCAAATTTGGCACCATTTTCAACAAAACGCCATCCAAGACCAACTTTCATCTCTGTCAAAGAAGGATTGTCTTTTGTGAGGTTTAACCTCTGATTTTTTACTAAATTAAGTGTAGGCATAGTTTTTAAAATTTTAAATTTCTTCTGTAATATTTTCTGTTAGTGTAGATGGATTTTCGTAAACTTTTTTAGGCACAAAAATCGGTAAAAACACGAGCATTGTAACAACACTAAACACAAGGTCAGAATAATGATTTTCAAAGATAGATTCCAATGTTTTCCATACAAATATAGTGGCAATTGCGGAAAATATCAATTTGAGAGCAATTAATCCAATGACAATGTATGCTCTATTTTCCAAATAAGGATATTTTTCCATTAATACACTCATTTTTTTAATAACAAATCGCATTGTGAGAATGGCAAGGAATACCGCAAAAATAATAACATATACGTTTGACGACATCGCAACACAAGCAAGTATGTTATCAATT